CTAAGATAAGACTTTATCATACAAGAAATGAATGCATGGGCGGATATTAATGAGCTTTACACACCTACATGTTCATTCATACTATTCATTAATGGATGGACTAAATTCACCTAAAGAATTATGCCAAGCGGCGTTAGATGCTGGGCAAACTGCGATTGCAATTACAGACCATGGTACTCTCTCATCACATAGAGATATGCAAATTGCCGCAAAGGAAACTGGCATTAAGCCAATTCTTGGTGTTGAGGCGTACATTTCTCCAACAGATAGGTTTGATAGATCCTCTAAAACGGATAAGTCTATTCAGGCCTATAACCATATTATTTTGCTAGCGAAAAATAAAAAGGGGTTGGAGAATATAAATATTCTGCAAGAGCTTGCTTGGAACGAAGGCTTTTATCATAAGCCTAGAATTGACAGAGAGGTTTTAAAAGAATATGCGGAAGGTATTATTGTCCTTAGCGGATGCCTTAATGGTCTTATTAGTAAGTGCATCGAAAAAGGCGAATTGGGAGAAGCAAGGCTTATACTCAAAGACTTTAAGCAAACTTTTCAAGAAGATTTTTATGTGGAGGTTCAATCTCATAATCCGCCAGAAATAAATGCTGCTCTTCTTGATCTTGCTGACGAGCTTAAAATTAAGGCGGTGGCAACTGGAGACGCTCACTTTGCTAAAGAAGAAGATAGAATACTAGAAGAAGCATTACTTATTCTCTCTACATCTCCAAAAGCTGACAAGGATATGGATTTTGATATGTCTAGAAATATGAAGGACATGTTAGATAGATTTAACTATCTTTATCCTGATCGAAGAATCTCATTTCAAGATATGAATTTATTTATTCAGAGCCGTTCTGAAATAGAGGCAGACTTTAATAAGGCTGGAATTAATCGAACAGACATCTATGACAATACAATGGAAATTGCTGATAAGGTTGGAGATTATGACTTCTATCAGGGCCTAGACCTCCTGCCAGTCCCAAAAACTGATGCTGATGAAAGACTAAGAGAGTTGGCTGAAAAGGGCTTAGAGAGGCTTCAGAAGGCTTCAGACCCTATTTATACGGACAGGCTTAACGAAGAGCTTGGGATTATTGCCAAGAAAAATTTTGCTTCGTACTTCCTTGTTGTTGGAGATATGATTAATTGGGCTAAAGAAAATAATATTATGGTTGGGCCTGGGCGTGGTTCTGCCGCTGGATCTTTAGTTTGTTATACATTAGGAATTACTGATGTGGATCCAATTAAGTACGACCTACTGTTCTTTAGATTTATTAATGAAGAGCGTAATGACTTTCCAGATATTGATACTGACTTTGAAGACCGCAGAAGAAAAGAAGTTAAAGATTATTTAAAGAAAAGGTTCAAGCACGTTGCTTCTATTTCTACATACACTTATTTTAAAGATAAGGGTGTTGTTAGAGATGCTGCTCGTGTATTTATGGTTCCTCTTCAAGAAGTTAATCGTGCACTAAAATCTGTAGATACATTTGAAGACTTTATAGATTCTCCAAATACAAAAGAATTTAGAATGCGCTACCCAGAAGTTGTTTGGCTTGCCGATAGACTTCGTGGAAGAATCAGATCAGTAGGCGTACACGCTGCTGGTGTAGTTGTTGCAAAAGATGATTTAAGAAAGTTTGCACCAGTTGAATCTCGTGAAGACTCTCAAGATAAAGTATCAGGAAGAATTCCAGTCGTCGCATACGATATGGATACGGTTGCAGATATAGGTCTTATTAAGCTAGATGCACTAGGTCTTAAGACTTTATCTGTGATCTCTGATACATTAAAGTCAATTAAAGATAGGCATGGCAAGACAATCAATCTTTCCGAAATGACTATGGATGACGCCAATGTTTACAAGATGCTAAACGACGGGTATACAAAGGGTGTATTCCAAGCAGAAGCAACTCCATACACAAACCTTTTGATTAAAATGGGTATAGACAAGTTTGAAGATCTTGCTGCTTCTAATGCACTTGTTCGTCCTGGTGCGATGAATACAGTAGGTGCAGCGTACATTAGCCGAAAGAATGGCAATGAAGCTGTGGACTATATGCACACAATCATGAAGCCTTTTACCGAGAACACATATGGTGTTATTATATATCAAGAGCAAGTTATGCAGGCATGCGTACACTTGGGCGGCATGACTTGGGCAGAGGCTGATAAGGTCCGCAAGATTATTGGAAAGAAAAAAGATGCAAAAGAATTTGACCAATTCAAGGATAAGTTTATTGCTGGGGCTTCAGAACACATTACTAAGAAAAAAGCCGAAGCGCTATGGCATGATTTTGAAGCGCATGCTGGTTATTCTTTTAACCGCTCCCATGCTGTTGCTTACTCTATGCTTAGTTATTATACTGCTTGGCTTAAGTTTTATTACCCACTTGAGTTCATGTTTTCAATTCTTAAAAATGAAAATGACAAAGACGCAAGAACAGAATATTTAATTGAGTCAAAAAGACTTGGGCTAAAGGTACTGCTACCTCATATCAATGAGTCCCAGGTTTACTTTTCTTTACAAGATAATGCAATTAGATTTGGATTGGCTGAAGTAAAGTTTATTTCAGACAGCATTGCAAACAAAATAATAGAAAGAAGACCGTTCAGTGACTATGCTGACTTTATTGATAAGGCATCGAAAAAGGGTTCTGGCATTAATAGCCGTGCTATTGCTGCTCTTAACTCCATCGGCGGTGCTGCGTTTACTGATAACAAAAGGCAAGGAAATGAAAAAGACAATTACTACGAATACTTAGGTATTCCAACATTTAATCTTGAAGGAATCCCTCCAAGGATTAAAGCTCAGGCAAGACCAATTGAAGAGTTTGATGACCTTGGTTCATTTGTAATGTTTGGAATGGTGAAGTCAATCAAGCGTGGAAATGGGTGGGCAAGAGTAGAGCTTGTAGATGAAACTGGGTCCGTTGGATTATTCCATACCGAGCAAACTCAAATTGAAACTGGTCAGATGTACTTTGTTTTGGTCGGAGATAATAGAATATCCAGATACATTAAGGTATCAGATATTAATCCAGACTCCAATGATTTATTTGTAGACTATTTATATAGAAAGAGCTACGATCTTGAAGAAGACGAGTACATTGTGGTAAACTTTACACCTTATACAACAAAGGCTGGAAAGCAAATGAGCCACATTGTGTTGTCAGATAGAGACAAAAAGTTAACAAGAGCAATTGCTTTCCCAGCAATGTATAAAATGACTTTAGCAAAAATGCGAGAAGGAATGAAATGCAAGGTGACGTTAGCTAAACTAGATGACGGAACGCTAAATATCAAGGAGATAAGATGACAGAAGACATTAAAGTGAGCACAGCAGAGGATATATTTGGTGCCCTTAGCGTACCAAAGATTTTAATTGCGGCACTAGAGACGCTTGGCACAATCACAGTGTCCACAGATTTATTTATGAATGCTGCAACAGATGACCAAGAGCTTAAGGTTGATTACAATTCAGATGATCAGACATTTACATTTACGCTAAAAGGAAAAAATGAATCAGGGTTCAATAACGACCAGCTCATTACAGACTTCGAGTAAAGGTGAGATGGTACTAGTCACAGACTATGGGCTAGACGTACTTGCAGCATTATTGCACGAGACTGCAATTGAAAAGGGGTTTTGGGATAAGCCAAAAAACTTTGACGTATTTGGAAACAAGTTGGCTTTAATACACTCTGAGGTAACTGAAGTTCTTGAAGCTATAAGAAAGAATAAAGGGTCTGAAGAAATCGTAGAAGAGATGGTTGACATCTTAATTAGAACTCTTGACCTATACGCATCAATGCGTAACGGTGGTTTTGTAGAACATAGTTTAGATGAAGTTTTATTTAAAAAAATGGAAATTAATAAAGAAAGGCCAAAGCTTCACGGCAATTTATTTTAATGATATAATTGTATAAAAGAAAGAGAATAAATGACTATAGCGATAGACGATATCCTAGCAGCACTAGATCCAAAAACAAGAGCAAGAGTTAAAGCAGCACAAGACGTAAAAGTAGAAAAGCAAAAGACGCCAAGCATTGGCCTTAACATGGCCTTAAAAGGTGGGCTTGGCTACGGAAGACAGGTTCTTGTTTGGGGCAATAAGTCAGCGGGAAAATCTTCATTCTGTTTACAGATGATTGCGATTGCACAAAAAGAAGGTAAGACTTGTGCATGGATTGATGCTGAAGCATCCTACGATCAGGCTTGGGCAGAGATGCTTGGAGTAGATTCGTCTTCCCTTATCTACTCACCAGCTAAAACAGTTAATGATATGGTCGATGTTGCTACCAAGCTAATGGATGCAGGTGTTGATATTATTGTAGTTGATTCTATATCAGCATTACTACCAGCTATTTATTTTGAAAAAGATGGAAATGAAATGAAAGATTTGCAAGACACAAAGCAAATCGGCGCTGAAGCAAAGGATATGACTCACGCAGTCAAGATGTTAAACTATGCAAACAAGAACACATTATTGGTACTCATCTCACAACAGAGAAATCAGTTTGGATCTATGCATGCCTCCCACATACCGACAGGAGGAATGGCAGTCAAGTTCTTCTCTTCCACCGTCATTAAGCTTTGGTCTTCTGAGGCTGAAGCTAATGCTATCAAAGCTGGTGTTAAAGTTGGTGACAAGATTATTGAACAAAGAGTTGGCAGACCAGTCAATTGGATTATTGATTACAACAAACTCGGCCCCCCTAACCTATCTGGACAATACGACTTCTACTATCAAGGAGAATCGCTTGGAGTAGATTTAGTTGGAGAAACTTTAGATGTTGCTGAGATGGTTGGAGCAATCGAAAAGGGCGGAGCTTGGTACACAGTTAATGGAGAAAGACTTCAAGGACGTGCAAAGGCAGTTAACTATTTAAGAGACAACCCAGATGTTGTTGATAAGTTAATCAAGGACATTGATGCCAAATCTTAATGAATTTTTAAAGAAAGATGAGCCAGAAGAAATCAACTCTACATTTGAAACTCTTCAAGGAATTAAGCCATGCTCTAAATGTGATATTGATGTAGATGGCGGGTTGTGGGATCCTGTAAATTTAATAATGAAATGGACTTGTTCACAAGGACATGAGTCAGTACATAGGTTGGGATAAAATGTCATACGAAAATATAGAAAAGATAATAATTGCTCCTCAAATAGTTGTGTACAAAAACATATTTAAATATAGCCAAGAGCTAATTGATCTGTTGGAAGAAGACAACGTAGATTCTATTCTTGATCCCTGGAGGGATTGGTATGAGCAGGGCCAAAGAAGAGGGATGCTATTTGATAGTGGCCTCAGTTTAGACTCAGGCACTGATATCGCAATTAAAGAAAAAAAGTATTTAAAAGAAATTTATGATATAACTGAATTTATAAATAAAGATTACTTTAAAGAATTTAAAGAGTCTGGAACTTGGCCAGACTTCATATTAAATTGGGACAAGCTAAACTCTATTGAGAAGTCCATACATGTGGATTACTTTAAATATGAGTATGAAAAAGAAAAGAAGTTCAATGGACCACCAGATAAGCTTATGATGGCCTATCATATTGATGAGCTTCCGATACCAAACGAAATTAAATTTAGAAGGCACGTAGCAACAATAAACTTTTATTTAAATAATAGTTATGACGGTGGAGAAATTTGTGTCTATGATGATATTTCTAAAAAAAGCTATAAGTATAAGCCAATGCCAGGTGATGCAGTAATAATGCCATCAACTGAGCCGTTTTATCATGGAGTAAAACAATACTTTAATGCCAATCGATATTTTGCAAGAACATTTTTAGATTATGTTTCAGATAAAAATATAGTGTGGGAAAGCAAATATACTGTAGAGTCTGATGGCATAATGACTGAATCAGAGTATGTCGATAAAGATATGCAGCTGATAAGGATATCTACTGATGAAATTGCAGTTGAGAGTGGGAATTAATGTCAGAGCGATCAGAAATAAAAAGGGATGGCGCCAAAGGCCAAAAGAATTCAGGTCGTGGAGATTATCAAAAAGGAGATGCCGTCTGGCATAATTTTGTTGTAGATTATAAAGAATACTCAAAGTCTATATCTATATCTAAATCAATGTGGTCAAAGATATGTACTGACACATTTAAGGTGAGTAGGGACAAAAGCCCAGTACTAAAGCTAGTGCTTGGCTCAGACGGATCAAAGACAAGGCTTGCAGTAATAGAGTGGGCAATGCTAGAGCAACTAATAGAATGTTGGGAGACAAACAATGTACACGATTAATGCATACAGAGACAACCACAGGGACCTATCAGCAAAAATAAGACAGTTGCCCCCAAAGAGAGACTGGATGCACTCCGTTACATATAACTGTACTCCAATAATGGCAGCAAACTCTCTTGGGTATGGAATTTATTTTGACCAAGATATTTCATTTGTCTGGGACGGAGATAGAAAGAACCCAGCGAAAGCGATACTTGGAAGTGAACATGTATGGTCTGGCAGAGGAGAGGGAACCGTAAGTTTCAACACTAATTTAATATTTAGAACAGACCCAGATGTAAGCATACTTACTATGCCAGTACCAAATCAATTCATTGAAGGTGCTGAAGTTATAACAACTGTTTTATCATCATCTATATTTACAGGATCATTTCCAATTGTATGGAAGCTTCACGAAGCAAACAAAGAATATTTTGTAAAGGCTGGAACAGATGTAGCATGCATACTACCAGTATCAATTGCACAATTTCAAGACTCTAACATTAATGTTTTGAATGAGGTCTACCCCTCAGATAAAAGAATTCAAGACACTCAAGACTACTTAGATGAAATTCAAAGAGCAGTGTCAGCAGATAAGCCAAGGCTAAAGATGTACAAAAAAGCAATAGATCATAAGGGAAACAAGATAGGGAAACATGAGGTTGACAATCTAAAGATGAACGTAACTGAGTTTGAGGGCAATTTAAAATGACTATGTTTTTATTTGGATTAATGGTAGGATTTATTATTGGGTATCCAGTCGGACTATTCATTGACAAGTGGGACAAGAGGATTAAAAATGGCGGAAGATAAAAACACACTTCAATTAATTAGTGATATAACAGAGTTCAACGACCTGCATGAGTATATGCAGGATGAGCACTTAGACAAAGCATTGGCTATTGTTGTAAAGCTATTGATGACACCAGATGTCCCATCAGCAAAAGCTCCTGTGCTTATTATGGAACTTCAAGCAATGTCCACCAAGTTTGCCGTAATGTCTTCTGTGTATTCAACTATCGCTAAAGATAAAGCGGGAACTGTAAATAACAACAAGAAGAACGTTTACTATTCAGTAAAGGAGTCCATAGACAAACTTGTAGATGCACTTAAGTATGTCGTTAGGTACAACTCATAAATGGCCAGAGATATTGTAAAGAATCTTAAGTTTAAAAAGCATACTGGAAAGTTCTTTGATCCAGAAAAGTTTGCCTCATTACTTGACGAGTCATATCGCAATACCAAGAGAGCAGACGGACAGATGACAAAGAAGTCATTTAGCCCAAGCTCACTTGGTTATGGACATGGAACGTGTCCCAGATATTGGTACATGGCATTTTCTGGTGCAGTATTTATTGATGATAATGATGCCGTTGCAGTTGCAAATATGGCACAGGGAACTCAAGCCCACGAAAGACTTCAAAAACTTATTGCCACTATGCCAGAATGGAGAGCAGAAGAAGAAGAAATTATTAATGAGTATCCTCCAATTAGAGGCTTTATAGATTTAATTATGGAGTATGATGGCGAGACTGTAATTGGTGAAATCAAAACGGCAAAGCAAGAAGTTTGGGATACAAGACAATCAGAGATGAAGTCATCAGCAAACCATATGCTTCAGCTATTAACCTATATGAAATTAAAAAATGCCAAAGAGGGATTTTTCCTGTATGAAAACAAGAACACTCAAGAGATATTGATTATTCCAATTTCAATGAATGAAAAGAATAAAGCGATTATTGAAGAAGCATTTGCTTGGATGGAGCAGGTCTGGGATAACTTTCAAAATGGAGACCTACCAGTAAGACCAGAAGGATCAACCAAGTCTAAGATGCCTTGCACATATTGTCCAGTCAAGAAGGCCTGTTATGACAAATCAGGTCCAATCGGTACTGTTGAAATAGATCTTTATAAGGTTCCAAAAATATGATTTGTGCCAATACAGAATGCGCTAAAGACTTTGACTCCAAGACACACAACCAGAAGTATTGTTCTGACGAGTGCTGCAGGGTTGCAACAAACAAAAGAATTATGCAAAAGTATTATGAGAAAAAAGCAATTAAAAAGGGTGCAGTAAGGCTCTGCAAAAAATGCAAGGCTCAGCTTAGCAGGTATAACTCTGAGGACATATGTTCTTCTTGCGTAAAAGAAACAAATTTAAAATCAAGAAAGCTTTTGAAAGACATTGTAGATGAAATTAGCTAGCCTAATAAAGACAAAAGCAAATAGGGTTTTAGGCATAGATGCCTCAACTAACTCTATAGCTTTTTGTTTAATGGAGGATGATGTTCCTCTTAAATGGGGAAAGATTAATCTTGTAGGCGAAGATATATATGAAAAAATTCACGACGCTAAAAATAAAATGGCCATGATGTTAGATGAACTTAAGAGTGATTATATTGCTGTTGAAGGTGCCATACTTGTCAGATCACCTGATGCTGTGATAAAATTGTCCTATGTCTATGGAGTTGTTATTGCTGAGCTTATGTCTACTGGTGCTAAGGTTATTACTATTAGTCCATCCTCGTGGCAGGCGTACATTGGCAACAAAAATCCTACGAAGGATGAGAAGTCTGCAATAAGATTGGCTAATCCAGGCTATGCTGAATCTTGGTATAAAAATCAGTTAAGAAATATGAGAAAGCAAAGAACTGCTGACTACTTTAATAAGAAATATGGTTTAGAAATTATAGATTTTGATGTTGCGGATAGCTTTGGGATTGCACACTATAGCAACCAGGTACTTACTAAGCGATGAAACTTTATCAAAGTAAAGATTGGCTATATAGGAGATACATAGTTCAAAAGAAAACAGTTACAGAAATAGGTAAAGAGTGCGGGGTCTCTGCTATGACTATACAGAGATATTTACAAGAGTTTGGATTGTTGAGAAAAAAATGAGCGAGTACCCAAATAAAGATGGTGGATATCAGGCTTGGATAACAGACCTTCAGTTAATTGCAACAGATGCTCCTTCTGGCCACAAGATCATTAGAGAGTGTTTAGAGATTGCAGAGATGCTTATAAAGAAAAATATCTCATATGGAAACTCAGCACTAGATCCAATTCGTATATTTTCAAAGGCGGACTCAACAGAACAGATTCGTGTCCGCATTGATGATAAATTAAATAGAATTCAAAACGATAAAGCATTCCCTGGCGATAATGATATTGATGATCTAATTGGATACCTAATACTTCTTAAAATTGCCAACAAGTCTTAGTCAACTAAAACGTGGTATAATTTAATTATGAGCGAAATAGAGCCAGCGGTACATTTTGACCGCATGAATAAGGTTGTGGAAGAACTTCTAAAGGGAAATTCTGCAACACAGATAGCAACACTCACTGGTTTCTCTAGAAAAGAAGTCCTGGAATATGTTGACGAATGGAAGTCTGTAGTCCATAATGATAGCAATATCCGTGACCGTGCTCGTGAAGCTATCTCTGGAGCAGATCAGCACTATGCGATGCTAATTAAAGAAGCCTGGAAGACTGTAGAAGATGCGGACACCCAGGGGCAGCTAAGCGTGAAAGCGAGTGCCCTAAAGCTTATTGCAGATATTGAAACCAAAAGAATAGCAATGCTTCAGTCAGTGGGAGTATTAGAGAATACACAAATAGCATCTCAGATTGCCGAGACAGAACGTAAACAAGAAGTTTTAGTTGGAATTTTAAAAGAAGTTACTGCTGGTTGCCCTAAATGTAAAATGGATGTTGCAAAGAGGCTATCTCAGATTACTGGCATAGTTGAGTCAGTAAATATTCACGACGCAGAAGTGATAACCAATGTTCAATAAAGATTTATTTGAAAAAATTGGCGAAGACATATATGTATATCGTAATTTCATGAGCCCCGAAGAATCTGACTCGGTAACACTGTACCTAGATAGCCTCCCCCCAGAAGACTACTGGCAGCCGCACCCTGAGAAAAGGTTTAAGGTAATAGAAGAAAAGGGCGTTGAGAGTTTGCAAGAAATTAGATCTAGGATTCAATCTCTTCTACACGACGGGTATTTTGTTGGCACAAATATTCATCCTCACAAATTATTACAAGGTACTAAAAGATATGCACATTCTGACAACTCAGAGTTTCTAGAGGCATCAAAGGCCTCAGCACTTTATGTTGATGGCGAAGAGTTCGACTACGCAGACGGCATTGACATGGGAATGTATATATTCTTTAATGATTTTGAAGGCGGAGAATTTTACTATGAGGATCAAGACATTGTATACAAGCCATTGAAAGGCGACCTGATATTCCATAGTCCAGAAGATCATTGCAAACATTCAACTAAAGAAGTTTTAAGTGAAAAGTATTATGCTTGGCCAAATCATATATACCACATGATAAAGGTTCCAAAAGGATATGTTCCATCTGGCCACCCTCTAACTAATTCAATGGGGAGGTAGCATGTCATTTGATTTCTCAGATTTAATTGATATATTAGACGGTGAAGAGTTTGAAGAAAAGCCAGTCGATCTTCGCACATTTGTAAATGACCCAAATTATTTAGGTCTACCTCCACTCTCTGATTATCAGTATACTTTGATTGAAAAAAGCTCACAGATATATAAAGAAACAACACTAAAAAAATTATTTGGAGACGAAGAGGGATCTATTAGATTTAAGCAAACGGCAAACGAAGTTGTCGCACAGCTAGGAAAAGGTTCTGGAAAAGACTACTGCTCAACGATTGCAGTAGCGTATATAGTATATTTACTATTATGTCTAAAGGACCCAGCAACATATTACGGCAAACCTCCAGGCGACTCTATTGATATTATTAATATTGCAATTAACTCACAGCAGGCAAGCAACGTATTTTTTAAAGGCTTCAGGAGCCGCATAGACAAGTCGCCATGGTTTATTGGGAAGTACTATGCCAAGGCATCTGAAATCCAGTTTAACAAGGCTATAACGGTTCACTCTGGCCACTCAGAAAGAGAGGCTTGGGAAGGATATAACGTTATCGTTGTTATTCTGGATGAAATTTCTGGCTTTGCAATTGATAATACAACTGGTCACGATCAAGCTAAAACAGGTAGTGCGGTTTATGATATGTACAGGGCATCAGTAGACTCACGCTTCCCAGATTTTGGTAAAGTTATATTGCTATCATTTCCTAGATTTAAGAATGATTATATACAGCAAAGATATGATGCGGTAATAGGCGAAAAAGAAACTATAATTAGAGACCATAAGTTTAAGATGTACGAAGAACTACCAGACGGTACAGAAGGAAATGAGTTTGAAATACAATGGGAAGAGGATCATATAATATCTTATAAAATACCAAAGGTTTATGCTATTAAAAGACCTACGTGGGAGATAAACCCAGTTAGAAAGATTGATGATTTTAAAACAGCATTTTATACAAACCCGACAGATGCTCTTTCAAGATTTGCTTGCATGCCCCCAGATGCAGTAGATGCATTCTTTAAATCTAGAGAAAAAGTAGAGAAGGCTTTTAACGTGGGATCAATCGCAGTTGACAACTTTGGCAGACTTGAAGAGTGGTTTATACCAGACCCAGATAAAAAATATTATATTCACGTAGACTTGGCTCAAAAGCATGACCACTGTGCAGTAACAATGGCTCATGTAAATAAATGGGTTAACGTAAAGGTGACTGATACCTACTCGCAGCCAGCCCCAATTGTAGAGGTTGATGCTGTAAGATACTGGACACCGACCCCAGACAAATCTGTTGACTTTACTGAAGTAAAAGACTACATTCTTTCTCTTAAAACAAGAGGATTTAATATAGCAATATGTACCTTTGACAGATGGAACTCTCATGATATGATGCAACAACTAAAACAATATGGCATCAATACAGAGATTCTGTCTGTCGCTAAAAAGCATTATGACGATATGGCTATGATTGTGGCGGAAGAGAGACTAATTGGCCCACACATACCACTGCTTATAGATGAGCTATGCCAACTTAGAATTATGAGAGACAAAGTGGATCACCCAAGAAAAGGATCTAAAGACTTGGCGGACGCAACATGTGGGGCAATATTTAATTCGATCAGCAGAACAAGGTTTGATAATAATCAAGAAATTAATATTCATACATATGAATCTATGAATTACGACAATGATTTTGGGGCCAAAGATGACCCAGACACAACATCTTATAACATGATTAGGGCACCAAGAATGCCTGAAGGTTTGAGAGAAGCAATGGACAGGATGCAAATACTATGAGTGAATATCAAGAACTAGCAAAGCAGTGCAAATGCTGCACAAAACATGTGCCTTTGCCAACCGTAATGAAGACATATAATGGGCTGATTGTATGTCCAACAACATTACAAAATATAATAGAATATCAAAGGCTATGGGATTCTTTTGGCTCAAGGCCAATGGGCAGCATAAGAAAACATTTTTCAGAGTACGTGCAGCAAATAGTAGAAAATACTATTGACAAAAAATAATACAATTAGATACAATACTAACTAAGCGGCAGTAGCTTAGTTGGTTAAAGCCCCGAACTCATAATTCGGTAATCGTAGGTTCAAGTCCTACCTGCCGCACACCTTTGTAGCTCAGCGGAAGAGCAACAGACTTCTAATCTGTAGGTCGCTGGTTCGATCCCAGCCAGGGGTACGTTCCTATAGCTCAGCTGGTAGAGCAGCAGACTTTTAATCTGCGGGTCGATGGTTCGATACCATCTGGGGACACTGTTTATAAAAATTAAAGAAAATGGTATACTGGTATTTATGAATTTTATACACGAGCATGTAGCTATTTGCGACATCAAAGACGACATTAATTTTAAAAAAGTCTTTGATTGTTTTAACAATCTTGATGAAAAGTTTTTGTCTGTAAACCACAGGACTCAACTAACAATGAAAATAGACTTCCACTCAGATGAATTAATATCCGAGGACCAGATGTATCTAAAGCAGTTGGTAAAAGATAAAGTTCACCCATTAGTATATGATTTTATGGGTAAAGTAGGTGTAGATAAAAATACATACTCCCACTTCCCAAATATTCTTGCATCAAAAATGATGCCAGGCAGTGAAATGGGATCACACTTTGACCCCGAAGATGCAGTAGTATATTTATTGTATTTAAATGAAGGGTTTGAAGGTGGAGACTTAGTGTTTGATGACTTGGACATAACCTTCAGCCCGACAGCTGGGAAGCTGTTTATATTTTACAGCAAATACAAGCATCATGTAACTATGCTTAGCGGTAAAGAAAGGTACACTCTAAGCTCAGGGTTTGCCCCAAAAGAATTTCTTGTAGACTTTAAGCCTTCAAGCTAATTAAATAACAGTATAATGGAGTATAATGAAAAATATATTAATACTAGGTGATTCTCACGCAACAAGACTAGGGTATTCTTCTAAGGCCTGGTTCTCAAGCAATGTAGAGTCGGGTACGGAAATTCATTCTAACTCACACTATGAAACCAAAGCCCCAGATGAAAATGGTTTTACTGTATTTATGAAAGATGTTTTAATAGGATATGAAGATGACACTTCAAAGATATTAATCTCTGGTCACTCTGGTAGATCCGCATATAGCTATGATTTTTTAAACTTTGCAAGCGGTACCCAAAAACCTATATTAGAAAAATGGAACGCAGAGGGTAATATTTTTATACCTTGGCTTGGATATATAGACTGCAGAAATCATCTTCCAAATAAAAAATTAAAAAATTATGTTGGAGCGAAGGAAGTTGTTTCAACGTATATAGATAATGTCATAAAACATTTTGATAAATGTACAGTTGTTTTTATGGAGCCAGTCCCCCAATTTATAACAATTGTGACAAGTAGCTGGAGGTTTCCAGAGCTGGATCCCGACTTTGAATTTGAAGAAAGGCACGAGCAGTATTTAAATTTTGTTGAAGAATTAAAAATACAGTGTGCCGAAAGAGGACTCCCAGAACCTATAAATATTAGGGAAATTCTTGGGACAGATATGATCGAGTCCTGGATGCAGCCTAAAGATAATCTTAATAACTTTTTAAATGATCATATGAGGCAAGAGCACTATGACAAGGTGCTGTCTCATGTTTACAACAGGTTTTAATTTTTTTTGGTATACTAGGATCAGTATATTTTAATACAAATAGATTAGGAGAAATAAAATGGCAGCAGAACAAGGATCAGCAGCAAGACTAGTGGAAGTAGCACTAGCAGAAGTTGGAACTATTGAAGGACCAAAAGACAATGAAACAAAGTATGGTAAGTTTGCAAAAGCAAACTTTCAACCATGGTGCGGATCATTCGTTATGTGGTGTGCAGATCAAGCAGGAGTAAAAGTTCCTAACACTGTATACACACCAGCAGGAGCGCAAGCATTCATTAAAGCAGGAGCCTGGCAGATGGCAGAAGTAGCAACACCAGAAGTTGGAGATATTGCCTATTTTGATTTCCCATCAGATGGCGTAGACAGAATTTCTCACGTAGGAATTGTTGCTGCAGTAAATGCAGACGGCACAGTAGATGTTGTAGAAGGAAATACATCTGCAGATAAGAAAGGCGATCAAAGAAATGGCGGAGAATGTTGCCTAAAGAATCGTGCTTATAAGAAGAAGAACGGATCAAAGCTTCGTAGAAGTCAGATCGTAGGAATTGTAGGATTTGGAAGACCAACATTTGGTAAGCCTGTTGCTAAGAAGGTTGCAGCGCCAGCTGCACCAGTTAAGAAGGCGGCTCCTGTAAAGAAGGCGGCAGTAAAGAAGAAGTAATGTACGAATACCATGTTAAGAAAGTAACTAACGTAGTAGACGGAGATACAATAGACGTAGAGATTGATCTAGGTTTTGACATATCGTTTAATTCAAGAGTTAGGCTGGCTGGAATTGATACTCCAGAAAGTAGAACAAGAGATAAAGCTGAAAAGGTTTTGGGGCTTGAATCTAAAGAGTATTTAAAGTCTAAGATTAAAGACGCTAAAGATGTTGTCATTAAGACAGAGAAGATGGACTCATCAGAAAAATACGGGCGCATCCTTGGATGGATATTCCTAGATGGATCTAAGGTATCAGTCAATGAACAAATGATTGCCGATGGATATGCCTGGGGATACCTAGGGGATACTAAGGTAAAGGACTTTGAAGCACTTGCTAAGGTAAGGGCTAAGAAGAAATAGACAAGATATAAATATTTTGCTATAATAATATACGGACTGCTCAATAGAGGGTCCGTATATTAATTTATTCGCTTGAAAGGGGAATAACATGGTAACACAATTCGCAATGGATTTATTTAATGATCCTTTTTTTATTGGCTTTAACAGGGACCTAGCCCGTCTAAATACTGCACACAAAATCAACTCTCAATCATATCCTCCGTATGATCTTCTTAAATTAGATGAAGACACATACAGGCTTTCGCTTGCTATTGCAGGTTTTACCAAGGAAGATATTAATGTTTCGGTAGACAATGGAACACTTATTATTAAGGGTGAAATTGTAGAAGTTACAGATGCAGAAATTGTTCACAAGGGTATTGCTGGTAGAAAGTTCGTCAGATCTTTTGCCCTAGGTGAATACATGGAAGTATCTGGTGCAGAGCTAAAAGACGGCATGCTACATATTAATGTGGATCGCATTGTTCCAGAAGAAAAAAAGCCTAAAGAAATTAAAATCAAGTAAGGTATAATAGAAATCTGCAACCCGTAACTGGGAAGTCGCAGATAGCGGGCCGTTACCCGCAGGATGGACCTGAGTATGTCCCGAAACTGCTCACTATAATTAAAGGATAGGTAATGCCAGTATACGAATACAAGTGCTCATATGATGATGCACACCCAACAATGTCAACTCATAGATCAATTATGGATGAAGACCCAGGCTATACATGTGTTGAATGTGAGTCAGAAATGACTAGACACTTTACTCCATTTGGTATACAGTTTAAAGGTAATGGTTTTTATAAAACAGATAATCCTAAATAGTTAAAGTGGTATAATTATTAAGTAAGCAAAGATATTGCATTACTTAGGAGACACCTAGTTGACTAGAAAGCTAAAGTATTTTTTAACCAGCCTTTTTATAATCGGCTGGCTTTTCCTTTTTAGTCCTAACTTTGCTAATGCTAATGAGCCTCCTGCTCCTGCAGAACAAGTTGTGGTAAGCCCTGCACAGCAGGCAGTAAACACAGCCATTGCAACCGCAACCACAGAAGTTGCACAAGCCGCAGCTGCATCTGATACAGCAACAGTGACTATAGCCACTGCGGTTGAATCAGTAACAGCGTCTAACACTGCTGTATCAGCAGCAAATACAGCGGTAGCAGCAGCGACGGCTGCGGTAGCAGAAGTATCAAATGTATCCTCAGCCGTAGAAACAGCAACAGCAGTTGTTCAAACAATTACTTCAACGGTAGCATCCGTTACAGAAGCCGTAGCAGCAATCCCAGTAAGCGCTACAACTCAAACACCAGAGGTTATAGCGGCACAAGCAGTAGTAACGCAAGCCGTTACTACCGTAGATTCTGCGGTAGCCACAGTAATATCAACAGCAACCCCATTAATGACAGAAACACCAACCACAGTTGCACAAGTAGCTACAGCAATTGCAACAGAAGTTGCCCAATCAGAGACAGCCACAGTTTTAGTTCAATCAGCACAGACAGCAGTAGATACGGCTACTACAACAGTTGCTACAGCAACTACGGCAGTGGCAGCAGTAACACCTGCACGGACAGAGGCTCAAACACAATTAACTCAAGCAAACGTAGCAATTAATAACGCTCAAGATGCAGTCAATGCTCTAGCGGCAACTATTGGCACTACCACAAATGTTTTATCTAATGTAGATGACGCTGGTGTTCGAATGAACCTTCCATTTAATTTACAAATGGGCGGAGTCACATACAATAATGTTTACGTCGGGTCCAATGCCACTATTACCTTTGGTGTAAATGAAGGTGCAAACTATTATTCTACTCCAAATGCACCTTCGATTTCTATAGCAGGGTATGACTGGACCACCTGGAGTAATGGATCTGGAATTACATATTCAACAACTACAAACACCCTTAGCGTTGCTTGGGATCTTAGAGTTTATCCCTTGCAAACAGCAGAGACACAAATGACTCAAGTTAGATTTAATGCCGATGTTAATCCAGCAGATGGGGCATGGCAAGCAGATGTAAGCGTGACTGGACCAATACCAAATGGTGCTAGGTTTAATGTAAGAGAGACTACAAATGGTCCCGTAACAAATATTAGTAATACAAGTACTACTACGGGATTTACTGGAACAATTAGTCAAGGCGCTGCATTTACTCCCACCCCTGATCCAGACAATGCAACAGTCTTGGCAGCAATCGATACAGCAAATGCACAAATTGCTACATTAAACTCAGCAGTTACTGCTATTGTTGCAACAAATACAGCAAATACAAATACAGTTATTGCACCAATTGCAACTGTTTCACAAAATACTGTAACGGCGTTATCAGCAGCAAGTACAACATTGACTGAAAAGGTGGCAGACCTTGCAATTGTTTCTACAGCCGTAGAAAAAGTAACTACCGCACCTACAATATTAGCAGTAGCACAAACAGTAATTGATGCAGTTCCTGCACCTGCACCTG